CCCTGACGGGCAGATCATTGACGGGCACCTGAGAGTTAAGGCGGCAAAATTCCTGAAGCTGAAAGAGGTTCCGGTGGCCGTAAACGGGCATTGGACACCACAGCAGATCAAGGCATTCAGGATATCGGTCAACAAGACGGCCGAGTGGGCAGAATGGGATAACGAACTCCTGAAGCTGGAGTTAGAGGAACTGGAGCAGGATCACTTTGACCTGCTGTCGACCGGTTTCAATGCCACCGAGATTAACAAGATCATGGACTCCCTGAGTTTTGACGGGGGTGACGGCGCGGGGGGTGAAAACCCAGATGCCGCCTTTGATGGGGAAGATACAAGCCACGTCAAAATGATCCAGTTGTTTTATGACGAAGAGACAGAGGCCAATTTCCGGGGGATGGTGCAGTGGCTGGACGCAAGATTCAGCACTGGGAACATCTCAGATACAGTATTCAGTGCGCTTCAAAAATGCGTAGCGATTCTGGAGTCACAAGATGCAGGAAAGGCCGGAGTCAAAGCCGAAGGTTAAAACCATTTACGTTAAACCCGTGATGTCGAAGGAAAAGGCCCTTTCGATGATCGGAACTTTTTACCCTGAACACACAATACAGCAGTTGGTAACGGAAGATGCTGACGTCTTTAACGAGGAGGATGGTCAGCCTTTGATAGTCTTCCGAAAGCAAATAGTCGGCAAAGAACTGGCTAAAAAAGCGTGGGAATCCCTCCGGGTGGCGGCAACCCTGAGCGAGAACCGTGGTAATGCAGCTGATGGGAGTAGCGGTTACGTCAGAAACAAGACGCGCCGCTATAAACCCGTCCACAGTGGAATTATTGGGTATTACGACCGTTATATTCGGATCCCATATTGCCGGCAGACCGCATTCAATGAGAAGCAGCTTGATAAATTTAAAGCGGCATATCCATACATCAAGATGATAAACGACCTTTTTAAGACGACTGTGACAGAGAGGTATAAAAACCAGCTCGAAATAATACAGAATACGCACCCTGACTTTTATATCCATGACACCGTTTTCACAACGGTTACTGTAAACAAAAACTACAGGACGGCACTTCATGTCGATAAGGGAGACTTCAAAAACGGATTTGGAAATCTGGGCGTGCTCTCTGCTGGAAGGTACAAAGGAGCCTTCACTTGTATGCCGAGGTTTGCTATTGGCGTTGATGTTCGCAGTCGTGATATTGCCTGTTTTGATGTTCATGAAGTCCACGGTAACACTGAATTTGTCGGGTCGAGATTCGAGCGCATCTCTGTTGTCTGCTATTACAGAGAAAATATGTACAAGTGTGGAAGTGCATCCTAAGAACTGGCACGAGCTAAAAACCGCAAGCGAGGGGAGAGTCTTTACTGATGACGGTGTGGGTAGATGTTAAAAATTGGCTTCCAGAGCCATATGAGGACGTATTAGTCAGGGTAAAAAGCAAAACTGGGGACGGTTATGATGTCAGGGTTGTTGTCGGTTACTACACTGATGAATTTGAAGGCGCTGATGAACAGTGGCACCTGCTTGTTCCTGACGGCGAGGAACTCAGCTCAATGTATTTAAAAAACGTCACTCATTGGACATTACTCCCGAGCGGAAAAATATGATCTATCCCATTTTCATTCCAAGCAAAGGCCGACCGAATGGAAAGACATTCAAAATCCTCAAAGCTGAAAACATTCATTCTCGAATCGTGCTTGAACCGAATGATATTGAGGCTTACAAAGCAAATCATGGAGGAGAAGCAAGCTATTGCTCGCTGCATGAGCGTGACAATGGCATTGCGTTTGCGCGGAACTTCATCCTCAAGACCGCTCAGTCCGAAGGAATTGAATGGTTCTGGTCACTCGATGATGACATTGACGGTTTTACTGAAACGGGACTCGACGGTAAGCCCAAGAAGATTGCGGCTCGCGAGGCTCTTGAAAAGGCGCAGGATATTATCACAGCAGTTAAGGCGGCTCAGGGGGCAATCAGTTACAGCCAATTCACTCTAAACAAAAAGAAGCCATACAGAATGAACCGCAGGTGCCTGATTGCCACCCTGAACCATGTTCCCTCTCTTGAAGGCGTCTGGTATGACCCGAAATGCACGCTCAAAGAGGACATTGATTTCAGCCTACAGATCATGACATCAGGCAGAAAGACCGTCCTGTGCGAGCAGTTGGGCTTCCGGGTTCCGGTTTATGGAACCACAAAGGGCGGCTGTCATTCACTTTACCAGCTCCCGAATATCGAAAAGCAGATGTCACAGTACCTGATGGAAAAATGGGGTCGCGGGCTGGTAACGGCTTACCTCAAAGATTCCAACCGCTATGACGTCAAGATAAACTGGAAGAAATTCGACTGATGTTCCACGTGAAACATTATGGAGATTTGAATGGCTCATACGGAAGTGAAGATAGACCTCCCTTGGCCTCCTTCCGTTAATAAGATTTGGTCTGTCTCATCAACCGGGCAGTGGTATTCCACCCCTCAGGCCAAGGAATTCAAGCAGGTGGCGATCTATTACGCACGATCAAAGGGGTTCAAGTTTGCCTTCCCCAAAGACGTACACCTTGATTTCCACATGCTTGCCTACCCCCCTGACAACCGGAAGCGCGACCTAGACAACCTTGCCAAAGTCGTCTGTGATGCGCTTCAGGACGCAAGGGTGTACGTTAATGACTCACAGATAAAGCGTATCCACATGGAAATGCTGGAAGTCAGGAAAGGTGGGATGATAACCGTGACGGTTAAACGAATTGAACCCTGATATGTTTCACGTGAAACATTCTCAGGAACGGACTTGATGTTTCACGTGAAACATTCAAAAGGAGGGGTTCCAGATGGCAGATTTTGATAAAGCAATCCTGACCATCCTAAGGCATGAAGGAAAACTGTCAAATGACGCCAATGACCCCGGCGGAATCACCAATTTCGGGATCAGTTTGCGTTTTTTAATGCAAACTGGCGATTTAGACCTCGATGGCTGGCGTGACGGCGACATAAACCATGATAAGGAGGTGAATGCAAAGGACGTGCGGTCAATGACCCAAAAACAGGCTATCGCGCTGTATCACGATTATTTCTGGAATAAAAACGCATACGCAAAGATAGGCGACCAATTCTGTGCCACTAAGATATTCGACCTGTCAGTCAATATGGGGTCGTATGCCGCGAACAGGGTCGCCCAGCACGCCGTCCGCTCGGCAATAGGGTTGGTTATCTCAGACGACGGCATTATCGGGAACAAATCACTGACCGCTCTGAATATGTGCCACCCATCTGTACTGATGGCGGCATTGAAGTCAGAGGCAGCGGGATATTACCGATCAATCCGGTACCGGGGGTCACAGGATTTTCTGAAAGGATGGTTAAACAGGGCTTACGATGATTGTGCAGAACAAGGGGAAACGGATGAATCTTTCTGAGTTAGGCAAGCTGGTTGTTTCATATGGTGCCCCGCTGCTTGGGGCTGTTGTGGCTGGCCCATCCGGCGCCGGACTCGGTAAAGTGATTGCGAATGAATTTGGAGGGAGCATTGCGGACGACATATCCCTCACAGATTTGGTTAATAAATTGAACAAGAATCCCGACACGAGGGCAAAGTTAGAGCAAATTGAATCAGACCATAAGCTCGAACTCCAGAAAATCATTATTCAGGAATCAACGAAAAACACGGTGGACGCCAGAAGGTTCACAGAGGCAACAAAAACCATCTTTCCTCAGATACTGAGCGCGATAATCGTTTTCGGGTTCTTCGTCTGTATATATTGGATTGCCGCCTTCAAACAGGATGCTGACGACCACGAAGCTCTATACCTTCTCTTTGGTGTCGTTGGCACATCTTTTGCCCATGTAGTAAACTTTTGGCTTGGATCATCATTTAACCAATCACCTAAATACTCACCAAAGGAAATATCATGACTGAAGAAACACAGATTCCCGCATATGACTTTGAGAATGACAACAGCATTTCTGACAAGCGGAAAGAAGCCTGCCGTCTGACTTACTTAGAGATGGAACTCAAACATATTGATAAAATATTTACCAGCGCGTACAAATACGACAAGACGACTGGCGAACCAGCATTCAAAAAACCAAAAAGCGTTCATGAACTGATTTTCTTCCTGCTTCAGTCAAGCAAAGCGCTCACAGAAGAAATCAACGATCTGAAGGTAAGAATCGAAGCACTTGGCGGTTAATCACAGGGAGGGATGCAAATATGGTTTCGGAAAAGAAAGCATCTCTCAACGGAGAGTCAGCAGCGAAGGTAAAGAAGCCAAGAAAGAAAGAATCAAGGCCAAGGGGTTTGCCTTTCGATGATAAGGAATTGAGGCAGGTCGAAAAACTCGCTGGACTTGGATTCTCAACAGATCAGATCGCTGATTTTCTGGAAATAAGCCGTTCAGGTTTTTATCTCAGAAAGACAGAAGGTTCTGAACTTGAGAAATCATTTCTTAAAGGGAAGGCAAATGGCGCGGTGTATGCCATGTCAAAACTTTTTGAATTGATCGGAGAGAAGAACGTATCAGCGATCATATTCTACTTAAAGACACAGTGCCAATGGAAAGCACCGAATTTTATTGAACACACAGGAAAGGACGGAGAACCTATTGCCATTGAGTCAGAGAAGAAAGTTGACGCAAGGGAATTACTCAGGAATGTCCTTGATAAAATAGTCTCACCAACTAAGGAATTGTAAACATGACCAGATACCTCGGAAATCTAACTTTAAATTTTGTAACGATTGCACAAAGCGGAACGACTTCCGGGGCTATTGACCTGCAAGGACTTGTGCTTTGTCAGATTATTTTACCAGCAGCTTTTACTGGAACTGGCATCACATTCTCCAGCAGTTGGGATGATGTGACCTATCAGGTTCTTTATAACTCATCAAATGCAGCATTGAGTTTAACTGTCACGCAAGGAAGAAATTACAACCTTGCGCCACAGGATTTTGCAGGATGTCGTTATCTTAAAGTTATCAGCGGATCATCAGAAGCCGCAGCAAGATCAGTCGGACTCATTACGAGGGAGGCACTCTAATGGGGTTAATCTTCTCTCTATTGGATCAGAACCTAGACCCTGGTTCTAATCCAAGTTTTAACACGGTCATAAATACCGGTAACATTGGCACAATGAATACTGGAGTTACCGGTACTGAATACGGTGACGGTTATAACCACACAACAAAACTGACAATCAGCACAACACTTCCTGCTATTGCTGGTGGCGCAGCACTTGGAGTTGGAAAACTGATTTATACATTCCCTGCCGGCGCGATTGTTGTTGGTTCTTGTTATATGACGCTTGGAATCACACAGACACAAGGAAATATTAATGCAGATACTCCTGCCGTAGGTATCGGAACAACAATTGCCAGTGGTGTTATATCAGTTTTAAGCGGAACAGCCGCATTTGAAAATGTTATTCAAGGGAAAGTAGCTGCAAATTGTACTGGCACTGCAACAGTTAAAACCGATATTACGCAGCTGACTATTGACGCAGCAGACGACCATACAGTGTATATAAATGCAGCCGCTACATGGGCAGCAAGTGGAGATGCAGCGGCAATTTTAACAGGAACAGTTGTATTAGACTGGCAGTTTCTCAATTAAGGAATTAAAACATGTCAAGCGGACTATCAAACAATATTTTAGGAGCATGGTATATAGACAGTGTGCGAGTAACACCGTCAGCTACAGAATTGAATTTGATGGATGGGTTAACACTTGCTCCTATTAACAAAGTATCAGTGCGGATAATTACCAGCACGTCTACATACACACCAACAGCAGGGATGGTTTATTGCATTGTTGAGGGCGTTGGTGGTGGTGGTGGTGGCGGTGGCGCAGCCACTACTGCTGCTGCACAAGGCGCGGCAGGGTGCGGCGGTGGTGCAGGCGGTTATTTCAGAAAGCTATTTACCGCCGCTGAGATTGGTGCAGATGCCGCCGTTACAATTGGCGCAGCGGGCGCGGCAGGTGCTGCCGGTAACAATGCAGGCGGAAATGGTGGCGACACTATATTCAACCCTGCAGGAACAGGTGCAACGTTAACAGCTTCTGCTGGTTTGGGAGGTGCAGGCCAAGGCGCACAGACATCAATCAATACGAATGATGGCGCGGGGGTTGGAGGCACTGCGACTAACGGCGATCTGAATATTCAAGGCAGTTATGGATTCAGGGGATGGACACAGGCAGCAACCGGAAATCAATCTTCCGGTGGTGAAGGAGCAGATAGTAAATGGGGTGTTGGAGGACGCGCATCAACAAATATGGGAGGCGGTGCGGCCCAACAGAATGGTGCTGGCGGTGCAGGTGGCGCGACATATAACGGCACTCAAACTGCAGGAGGTGTAGGAACGATTGGCTTGGTCGTGGTTACAGAGTTTATTTCTTCATAGCGCGTGAGATAAATGAACCTTCCGTCAACGATTGAAGAATATAAACAGGTCGCGGAACACATAGCAAACTCACCACCGGATGAGTGCTATTTACTGACTCGCGAGTTGATCAGGCGCGACCTGTTTTTTCTGATGCGCTATGGAATAGGAAGAAAAGACATGGAGCATCCGTGGTTAATTGCAAGATGCAAGGAGGTTCAGAATGATCCAGACGACCATTTGGATTTATGGGCGCGTGAGCATTATAAATCAAGTATCATTACGTTTGGACTGACCATTCAGGATATCCTTGCAAGCCACGGTGATGATCCACTTGAGAAGTGGGAAGGAATAGAGCCGACATTTGCGATATTTAGCCACACAAGGCCAATATCCAAAGGATTCCTTAGTCAAATAAAAAGAGAGTTTGAGAGTAACCAGTTCTTAAAAAAATTCTTCCCTGATGTTGTGTGGGAAAATCCCGGTAAAGATTCTCCCCGCTGGTCTGAGGACGGCGGTTTGATTATGAAGCGCACGCGATCTAATCCAAAGGAAAGCACTGTAGAGGCTTGGGGTCTTGTTGAAGGACAGCCTACCAGTAAGCATTTTGACGTACAGATATACGACGACATTATCACGTTAGAGTCTGTGCGTTCACCAGACATGCTTCGCAAAACGCTCGAATCATGGGAAATGTCTATTAACCTTGGTGCCGGCAAAGTAAGAAGGCGTCATATTGGAACCCGTTACCATTTTAATGACACCTACCGTGAGATCATGAAAAGGAAGGCAGCAATACCCCGCATTTATCCGGGAACAAAGGACGGTACTTTTGAAGGTGAGCCAGTCCTTAAAACAAAGCAGTGGATGATTGAGCGTTATAAATTGCTCGGTCAGTACACGTTCTCTACTCAGATTCTCCAGAACCCGATTGCTGACTCAAAGCAGACACTGAAAAAAGATTGGATAAAATTCTACGAAGGCGATGTAAGCCATAATTGCAATAAATACCTGATTGTTGACCCAGCCTGTGAGAAAAAGAAATCAAGCGATTACACAGCAGCAATGGTCATTGGCGTTGGTTCTGACCAAAAATATAGACTGCTTGATGTCGTGCGGGATAAATTGAATCTGTCAGAGCGCGGTAAGATGGTATTCAATTTGCACAGGAAATGGCAACCTCTCGGTGTTGGATATGAAAAATACGGAATGCAAGCTGATATTGAATACCTTAAAGAACTGATGAAACGTGAGAATTATTATTTTGAAATAACAGAACTCGGTGGAAACATACCGAAGATAGACAGAATCAGACGATTGATTCCTTCATTTGAACACGGAAGATGGTTATTCCCTGAATCGGTTTATCGGACAAATTATCAGGGAAAAACAGAAGACCTTATTGATATTTACATAAATGAGGAATTTCTGGCTTTCCCGGTTTCAGTGCACGATGACATGCTTGACTGTCAGGCAAGGATAGTCGACCCCGAATTGAATGTAATTTTTCCAAGGGCCAAACACAATGATGAAAACGACAGATATAAGCAACGAAAAGGGGTTAGCCATATCAGTCCGTGGGCAGTCTGATTCTGATGATAACTCTGACCTCATAAGGCAGATTAGCGAGAATCTGAAAAGAGCGCGCGGACATTGGTCTAATTGGAGAAAACAGGCGACAGAGGACTATGACTTCTTTGCCGGCAACCAATGGACAGAGGAAGAAGTAGCGAAGCTCAAAGAAAAGGGGCGTCCTCCTGTCGTATTCAACCGCATTATACGCACAATCAATTCTGTTGCCGGCGTTGAATTACAGAATAGGCAGGAGGTTAAGTATTATCCGCGCAAAATATCAATTGATAACGATCAGGACGCGCAGCCTCAGGGTCAAATGCAAGGCCAACCGCAACCACAGCAGCAACCGACAACAAATGATTCTGGCTTTTCTGACATGCTCAACAGCGCAGCTAGTTGGGTTCGTGAGCAGAATAACTCAGAGGATGAAGAATCAGAGGCTTTTCTTGACTGCCTGATATGCGGAGTTGGTTTCACTGAACTGCGCATGGATTATGAAACAGACCCGCAAGGAATGATCATAAAAGACAGAATCGACCCTTTAAATATGGTTGTTGATCCAGATTCAACAAAGCGTAACTTTGAGGACGCAAAATGGATCGCTTGCGTCAAAGAGTTTGACATTAAAGAAGCCAGAAAGATGTTTCCCGATCTTGTATCAGACGATCAGGATTTGGCAACAGATGACGGCGATTTCCTTGTGCATGACCAGACTGAGGAATGGAAATATATTATCAATTATTCAGACAAACTGAATAAAATAAATAAGGTAAAAATTTACCAATATCAGTATTACGTTGTGGAAAAGTCTTATGTCGTTTTTACGCCTGACGGTAATATCGTAAACATAAGCAGCAAAAAGTATAAAGTCGCGCAGCCATTCATTGAAATGATGGCATTAAAAGTTGTTCCGACAAAGATCAGGGTTTACAAGCAATTGTTCTTCTCCGGAAATAAAATCGCAGAAAAGTCTGACCTCGGATGTGAACACTTCACATTCAGAGCAATGACAGGAACAAGAGACAGAAATAATAATACCTATTTTGGCCTTGTCACGATAATGAAAGACCCGCAGCGTTGGTCAAATAAATGGCTGTCTCAGATTCAGTTTATCCTTAACAGTAATTCAAAAGGCGGGATCATTGTTGAAGAAGATGCAGTCGATGATATACGAGAGTTTGAAGATAACTGGACATCACCTGATGCGGTAACAAAGCTCAGGCCTGGCGGCCTTGGCAAGATCCAGCAGAAGCAGCCTTTGAATTACCCTGACGGGATTGACAGGCTTCTTAATTACGCAATTAACGCAATTAATGAAATCCCCGGAGTTAACCTTGAAATGATCGGTATGGCTAATCGTGACCAGCCTATTGGCCTTGAAATGACAAGGAAGGACGCAGGTATCACTGTTCTTGCCACGTTCTTTGATTCATTGCGCCGTTACAGAAAGATTGACGGGAAATTACTTGCATATTATATCCGTGAATATATCGCTGACGGTCGATTAATCAGGATCATTGGAGAGAACGGAAAAGAATATGTGCCTCTTATAAAGGACAAGCTCGCGTTCCAGTACGATGTTTATGTCGATGATTCTCCAACAAGCCCGAACAGCAAAGACAAGCTGTTTGCCATTCTCATGCAGCTCATACCTCTGGCAATGCAAGCTCAGATACCGATTCCGCCAGAGATTCTGGATTACGCTCCATTGCCAAATGATTTCGTACAGAAATGGAAGAATCTTATTAAATTGCAATCACAACCTGATCCAGAACAGCAGCAGATACAACAGAGCATGCAGCAGATTCAGCAGTTGCTTGCTCAACTCGATATTGCTCAGAAAGAGGCTAATATCCAGCTTACACAGTCTCAGGTTGCCAGAAATATATCCGGCGCTGAAAAGGATGCAGCCACAGCAAAGAATGAAACAGCATTGGCAATGGAAAAGACAGAAGGAATGGTCGCAGATAGGACTTTAAAAGCGCATGAGTCAACGCAGACGCAATACCGTGAAGACTTATCACTGGCACTTAACCAGATGATGAAACTGTTACAGTTACGTAAGAATATGAACAATTCACCCACTGGAAATCAAGGATATTGATATGACAAATGAAAATGAATCAATACAGAATTTATTCACGGAGTACTCTGATAAAGAAACAGAGGATTTTTTCTCAAGCGGCGGGGAAACAGAACTACATGATGAAAGCAATGAATCAGGTGATACTCATGAAGAAAACCCGCAAGAAAATAAAATCGAAAATAATTCAGAAACTAATCAAGATGAATCCAGTGACGCTAATCGAGAGGAAGATAAAGGAAATGATGGAGAATCAGAAGATGCGCAGAAGGCAGAAACTGATAGCGAGCGTCTTAGAGCAATGGCAGCCGAAGAAAGAATCAAAAGAAAAGAAGTCCAGAAGCAAATAGAGCAGCTTACAAAGGAAAACGAACAGTTAAGAAACACATTCACTCAGATTGTTTCAAGCAGTCAGAAAGACGCAAAAGAACAGGCACCTTCTTTTGAGGATGATCCTATCGGTGCGCTTAAGCATGAGAACGAACAGCTTAAAAAGCAGTTTAGTGAATTAAGCAATTTCCGAGACCAGACTATTCAGGAAAGAGATCTATCAAGAAAAGAACAGATGTTCATGCAGAGTTATCGTGGACACGTTCAGGAATTTACTCAGTCAAATCCTGATTTCCATGACGCCTATCAATTCCTCCTGCAGAACAGGAAGGCTGAATATGAAATGGCTGGATATTCAGAAAATGACGTCAACCAGTTGCTGCATGAAGATGAGGCTGCAATTGTTGCCAATGCAATGAAGAATGAAAGAAACCCGGCAGAAACAATATATCAGCTTGCTAAATTGCGTGGGTATGCCGTTAAAGCGAACCAAAAGAATCATGAATCTGACAAACAAACGAAGATCAAAGAGAACGAGAAAAAGATCCATAATCTTGAACGGGGCATGGCAGCCAGCCGGTCGATCAATGCAGCGGGTGGTTCTAATGCTCGGAATAATTTGACGCTGGAGGACGTTGCTGATATGTCAGAAGACGAGATCGGAAGCGTTGACTGGGAACAGCTTATGCGCTCTGGTTAAAATATAACCATCAGGAGATTAGCAAATGAAAAAGAAAGGAAAAGTTGGAAAAGGTAAAAAAAAGTGCTAAATTGACGTTATTCGGGGTCGGTTTCCCTTCCTTGTCTGTAAACTGACCCCGATGCGCCCTGAATCGACGCTTAAAGATTCCCCGCTCCGGGTATGGCGTACAAGATACCCAATGCCACGCATGAGGCAATATTCATGCCCCGTTGATCCCAACGTTAGTGGGACGAAATCGCCGAGATACTGGCTGTAACAGTATCAAACGTATTTTGTTGATATTAACCAATTGGAGATCATACGCATGGCAACTACCGCTTATGGCGTTAATCATCCCTTAGCCGTCAAAGCATGGCGGAAAAAGCTATTTGTTGAAGCCCTGAAGCAGTGCTATTTCAACAAATTCATGGGAAAAGATGACCGCTCACCAGTACAGATTATGGACGAGGTACAGAAAGGCCCAGGTGACAGAATCACCGTTGGTCTCAGAATGCAGTTATCCGGCGCCGGTGTTCTCGGTGACGGTACGCTGGAAGGCAATGAAGAAGCCCTCACAACCTACAGCGACAACGTATTAATCAATCAGCTGCGACATGCCGTTCGTTCAGACGGTAAAATGTCAGAGCAGCGCGTTCCGTTCTCAATCCGTGAGCAAGCCAGAATGGGCTTACAGGACTGGTGGGCTGACCGTATTGATACCGCATTGTTTAACCAGTTAGCAGGTAATACAGCTCAGGCTGATACTCGCTATACCGGCGGCAATGCAACCACGGCACCGTCAAGCAATAACATTTACTACGCAAACGGTCATGGTACAGAAGCTTCTGTTGCCTCTGCATCAGCCTCAAATATTTTCAAACTGTCCTTCCTTGATGTCGCAGTGGAAAAGGCCAAAACCCTTTCACCGCTGATCCGACCTGTCATGGTCAATGGGCAGCAGAAGTATATTGCTTTTCTGCACCCGTATCAGGTAACAGCCATGCGGCAAAACACCAGCACAGGTCAGTGGCTTGATATCGAAAAGGCGGCTATGGCTGGTATGAACTCCTCAAAATCACCTATTTACACTGGTGCATTGGGCGAATATAACGGGGTCGTAATGCACGCTTCAACCCGTGTGCCTACAATTACTGCCGGTGTTTATAGGGCTATTGTTCTCGGGGCGCAGGCTGGAGCAATTGCTTTTGGTCAGAACAGTGGGCCCTCAAAAATGACATGGGTTGAGGAACTGTTTGATTACGGAAACCAGCTCGGCGTTAGCGCGGGTATGATCTTCGGGGCGAAGAAAATGGTGTTTAATAGCCAGGACTTCGGGACTATCGTGATTGCAACCTACGCTGCTGCATCTTAATAAAGGGGGTCTATCATGCCTATTACCGAAACTTCGTCTGCCTATTTATCCGGGCCACGTGATGTCCATGTGGGTCGTTTTGATCAGGCTATGATTCACACTGTAGCTGCGACTGCCTCTGCATCCGCGAATGCGCTTGTGGTTCTCGGCCAGAAGGTACAGAACGGTCTGTATATCATGGGAATTGAGGGGTATCACACATCAGGAGCTGATACTGCTCCTGTTGATATTGGACTTGATGCGGACTTATCAGTTTTTGCGACACAGAAAACACAGGGTGTAAACTTTGTGCCTTCAAACGCAAAAGCTGGTGTTTTCCCGTATTTGGTATCAATTACAGATACAGCAAATCCTCAGTACTCTGTTGTTAAATACGGAGTGAGCGCTGGTACGAATACAACCGGGATTATATTCAAGTACAACATTATGATTAACCGGAACCCGTACTGATTTGTATAGTTAGTAGCCAGAGAATCAGAAAAAAGCCCGACTTGATGATTCAGGTTGGGTTTTTTTCTAAACGATGGATGTTAAACGGATAATGGAAACAAAAATGATAATTTCAGGAACTGAGCTTTATCACAAATGCCTTGAAGTTTTACAGAAGCCTCGCCCTACCCGCCTTGAGTTAGACAAAGTATTTCACGACTTAAACCTTATGCTTCAAACTTCATTTACTGAAGATGATGAAAATATCGCCACCCTTTGGTTCTCAATAGGTACCTGCCTGAATAAAATGGGCCGTACTGTAATGGCTTTATCATGCTTTGAAGAAGCACTTAAAACGAAACCAGATTTTATCGAGGCAATAAATAATATCGGGTACGTTTACAAGAAATTGAATCATCATCAAAGAGCGTTGGAGAATTTTAAAAAGGTTATCGATTTAATAGAATCAAAACCAAACTCCGACATTTATGATTCAAAAACCAAATCAGAATTTTATACTAATTATGGTTCTATGTTTGTATGCAACGGAACCCCTGAAAAAGCGATTGAGATATTCAATAAAGGCGATGTATTGAATCCTGAAAACCTCCAGAATAAATACAATAAAGGTTTAGCACAGCTTGAAACCGGAGATTATGAAAACGGTTTTATTGGTTATGACCTTGGAGACAGGAAAGAAAAAACAAGCGCAAGAAATTACACAATTGATAACCTTCCATACTGGGACGGAACTCCCGGAAAAAATGTCGTTGTAATTGGCGAGCAGGGAATTGGTGATGAATTGATGTTTGGAACAATTATTCCAGACCTTATGAAAGACTGCAATGTCGTTATTGATGCGCACCCAAGGCTAGCAGATATGTTTCGCAGAAGTTTCCCAACGATTGATGTCTATGGCACGAGGAAGTCTCCAAATTATGGATGGGGTAGTCGTTATAAATTTGATGCAAAAGTCCTTATTGGCTCCCTTGCTCAATTTTACAGGAAGAATGAGGGAGACTTCCCAAAGGTTCCATATCTTGCAGTTAATGAACAATATAACGAGAGATACGGAAAAAGACTTTCATTGCTTGGTGAAAAGCCAAAAATAGGAATCAGTTGGCGCGGAGGTACAAAGCAGACCGGTCAAAATAACAGGTACATTCCACTTGAAGAATGGCTTCCTATACTTGGAATGGATTGTGATTTTATTAGCCTACAATATGATCATGATATAAAAAAAGATGTCGATGAGTTTTGCGAAAAAAACAAGGTAATGATACACCACTGGCCAGAAATGCTAGAAGATTATGAGCAAACAGCAGCACTTGTGAATAACCTTGATTTAATAATATCTGTACCGCAAAGCGTAATTCACTTGTCGGGGGTTATTGGAAATACAATCACATGGCAGATATGCCCAGTTAAGTCTCTCTGGCAGGGCGGAGTATATGGACATGATATGCCATGGTACGCAAATGTAAGCAATATCTGGCAAGGAAAAAATGATATTGGCTGGAAACAAACAATGGAAACAATAAAGGATAAGTTATGCATCTTATTACAGATGAATACAGAAAATTAAACGAGAACCTCCATAACCATAACCAATACTATGGTTCACACGGCCATTGGTTCGCTGATGAAGTGCTAAGGCTATGCAGAAAATTTGATACAACTGACGTTCTTGACTATGGGTGCGGAAAATCAACGCTATCTGATTCTTTACCATTTATTATTAAAAGATACGACCCTGCAATACGTGCTTTTCATGAAGATCCTGACCCTTCTGATATAGTTGTCTGTACAGATGTCCTTGAGCATATTGAGCCTGAATTGCTTGAAAATGTCCTGAAACATATTCAGGCAAAAACAAGAAAATTAGCTTATTTTTCTGTTTGCACTATTCCAGCCGGAAAGAAACTAGAAGATGGCAGAAATGCACATATTTGTTTGAAATCAGGCATTGAATGGTTTAACAAACTTTCCGAGTATTTCAATATTATAAATTATGCAAGAGCTGGTGATAATTTCTTTATTCTTTGTTTACATAAAGGAATGATCATTAAACGAGAAAGAAACGAACAAGGTGAAAAGGAAAGTCAGTTGCAGGAGGGTTCTTATAATGAGCAATGAACCATTAAGAGTTTTTATTGGATATGATTATAGACAGCCTGTCAGTTTTCATGTGCTTGTACAGTCTATTATGAGGCACGCAACAAAGCCTGTTTCGATCACACCAATCATGCTTAACCAGCTTCCGTTTACCAGAGTCGGTTTAACGCCATTCACATTCTCCCGTTTCCTTACCCCTTGGCTTTGTGATTTCAATGGTTGGGCTTTATTCCTTGATATCGATATTGCCCTGAATGACGACATTGCCAAGTTATTTGCCATGAAAGACGACAAATACACGGTAATGGTTTCAAAGAACAAAATCGAGTTTGAATGGGCAAGCGTCATGCTTTTCAATTGCGAGAAAAACACCATCTTAACCCCTGAATACTGCTCATCGGCTCAGGGAATGCACGGCATTAAATGGTGTGCTCCAGATGAAATTGGCGACCTCCCGAACGACTGGAATCATCTTGTAGGCTACGACAAGCCCCGTCAGGACGCGAAGTTGATCCATTACACACAAGGTGTGCCCTGTTTCCCGGAAACGGCAGACTCTGAATATTCAGGCTATTGGATGGACATACACAAGAGCATCAACTCGGCTTTTCCTTGGGTCGAGTTAATGGGCAATTCAAAGCATTCTCTCAAAGATTTAGAAGGCCGCATTGTTCCGAGATACAAACTGGAGCCGCCACAATGATTATTCAGGGCAAAGTTTGGGGTCATACGACCCCTTTATTCGACATGAACAATGTGGAACTGCACATTGCAGAGGTGAAGAAGGGCGGATATTGCTCAAAACATGCTCATGCCCACAAATACAATCGCTTTATTGTCCTCAAAGGAAAACTGAGAGTTATCATCTGGAAAGAGTACAATAACAGGACACTGGAAGATATCAGCATTCTCGGCGCTTCACAGGAATGCACTGTCGGGCCAGGTGATTTCCACAAATTTGAGGCTTTAGAGGATACCACTGTACTTGAAGTATACTGGGTGGAACTCAAGAAAGATGACATTATTCGGAAAGACCACGGGGGATTAGTCGATGAGACGAAGGCAATTACTACAAGCGCAGAGTCAGGCGACTACGGTTACGGCTCCGCAAATTGTGGACTCAGAAAAGCCGTCATGCACGACAATATCACCCCCTATGCCCACACTCCCTATTTTGGTTCAGACAGTTAAAGAGAGTAAAGATTCGAATTTAGTCGAGTTTAAAAAGGAAGATGGATTTAAGAAGAAAGGGATAAAGTGTCTTTTTTGTAATGAAACAATTTCTCCAAGGGAATATAAATCTCATAGGAAGAAGTGCAAATGACAACATTCGCCACGCTCAGGTCAAATGTCGCAACCTATATAAATAGGACGGATCAAAATACCAATATCAATCTTGCGATTAACAGAGCTATCAGTTATTACGCAAGAAAGAACGGCTTTTGGTTTAATGAAACAACAGGCACATTCGTAACTGTTGCCTCACAAGCGAGTTATGGAACTGGTGATGGCGTACCTTCTCTGATTGAAAAAATACTTGATGCGACAATTACAGTAACAGCCAATACAGTCGAAGTGTTAACGAAAAGAACTTTAGATTATATCCTTTCTCATAATATCGGTCAGGTTACTGGCACATCAACAGACTACACATATTTTCAAAACAAAATTTATTTATCTTTGATTCCAGATGCCGTTTACACGATTACTCTGTATTACAGAAAAGGTTACGCAGACCTTTCTGCAGATGCTGATACAAACGATTTCACAAACAATGCAGAAGATCTGATTGAATCCCGAGCAGCATGGTTCATTTATTCAAACATTCTGTATAACGAACAGAGAGCAAGCGCAATGAAGGAGAAAGAGCTTGATGCTCTGTCTGCTTTATTGAAAAACACTCATAACCTCACAGGTTCAGGGAAGGTGGTACCTACGGAATATTAAAATGACCAACCAGCCAAAGATTGATTTATTATGGAAAATGTCAAGGGTCTTTGAACTGTGCAATAAGATGTTCAAGGAAGAATTCAAGTATTTTTATACGGCTCGAAAAGAGGAATTCAGAGACTGGATCAACCAGAAGACCGGATGCCATGAAGATCACATGATTGATAAAGACAAAGCATGTGACGAATGGATGGAAAAACTGGAATTAATTTATAAACACAAATTCAGGAAGTGAAAAAATGCTTATAGAATTTCCAGAGTTTACTCCAGACCTGCCGGACATAAACAATCCGGGTATGATCCTTGCAAAGAACGTCATTCCGGCCGGAACGAGCTATAAGTCAGCTCCTAACCTTGAGACATATTCAACTTCTGCCCTAGAGGGAACGGTAAAAGGCGCGTTTTCTGCACGTGATCCAGAGACTGACACAGCATTTAACTTTGCTGGTACTTCTTCTAAACTTTATCTTCTTGGTGCAACAAGCGGAGGGGTATGGGATGACGTATCAAAATCAGGTGGATACTCAGTCACAACCGATGAACAGTGGCAATTCGCTCAGTTTGGTGATGAAGTCATTGCTGTCGCTATTACAGTTGATACACAGAAATACGAGATGGGAGTAGACACATTATTTTCTGATTTAAAAACAGACGGCACTTCTGCACAAAATGCCCCAAAAGCTCGGACAGTCGCAGTTGTAAAAGATGATTTCCTTGTCGTTGGAAATACAAACGATGGCGTTGACGGTTATAAGCCGTACCGGGTAAGGTGGGCTGGAATAGGTACAAGTGATTCATGGGAAGTTAGTGCTGTCACTCAGGCAGATTATCAGGATTTAAACGCAAGCAATGGATGGATTCAAACAATTCTTGGCGGCCAATACGGTGTCATTTTTCAGGAACGTGCTATTGTACGCATGGACTATGTGGGTTCTCCTGTCATATTTCAATTTACAACAGTGGAAACAAATCAAGGAACTGAATTTCCTAAATCCGCAATACGTGTTGGCGACCTTTGTTTTTTTATCGGTCTTGATGGTTTCAGGGTATTTGACGGTAATCAATCTGTACAGATAGGTTCAAACAAAGTTGATAATTTTTTCTTTGATGATTTGAACAAGGATTATGACTATCTTATAACCAGCGCTGTTGATCATCAAAGACAGGTTGTAATGTGGGCATATCCTTCCAGTGAACTCGGGCTTGGCGCTGTAAATTCCAGAATCCTTTTTTATAATTACTCTCAAAATTCAAAAAGAAGATGGTCATACGCTGATTTGACTACAGAGGCTATATTCACAGCAATCACTGAAGGTTACACTCTTGACGAGCTTGATCAATGGCAGATCGACCATAAAGACCCCGCATCAGGAACAGCAAGTGCTGTTAATTTAGACCTGTTGAAATTCAGTCTTGATTCAAGAGTTTGGGTAGGACAGACAATTGAATTTGCTGCATTCAATTCATCACATCAACTAGCATTTGCTTCTGATTCTGACTTCCTTACAGCCGTTCTGGTTACGCCAGAGGTGCAGATTACTGAAGGACAAAGAACTGACCTAATGATGTTTAAGCCAATGATTCAGGGAAATTCGGCAGTAGTTACCGCTGAAATTGGAACAAGAAACCTTCAGAGCGAATCTGTCACTTGGGGTTCTTCAATTGCATTAGACTCAAACGGGCATATCAATTCTCGGTCTAATGCTAGATATCACCGTTTAAGGATCAGTGTCAGCGGGGGATTCACGCATGGTGTCGGTGTTGAATTGCTGGAATATCAGGCTGCGGGGTACAGATAATGACAGCAAATAATGCAGCAATGTTTCCACAGATTCCAGAATATACCCCTGACCATCCAACGCTGTTGAGAAAGGTTATTTCTGTTGTGAATAACGCCCTGCACGGGAAAACAAACAACGTATATGACGCCACACTTACAGACGGAGCCACATCAACCGTCATCAATTTGCCAACGAATGAACTTGGACAGAACACGATTGTCGTATTTTTTGCGACTTCTGCAACAGCGGCGGTCGAGTTGGCAAGCGGGAGCATGTGGGTATCTGCAAGAACAGTCACAGGAACCACGCCAAGTTTTACGATTACCCACAGCAACGTAGGCACTGGAAAAACTTTCAGATTCGCATTGATTGGATAATTTATGACTGAAAAGACTGAATTTAATGAAAAATTGAGGCTATGCGGAATCAAGGCTGAAAACCTTGAAAAAGTATGGGATCACGTTGTTGAAGATATCCGGGAAACATTGGTTTACTCATACGACAAGTTTACAGTGCAGGATATATTCAATAGCCTGAAAAACATGGATATGCAGCTTTGGGTGATAGTGGATCAAAATAATACGATTCATGCGACAATAGTCACACAGATTGTTGATTATCCTTCCAAAAGGGTTATGTTATTTGTGATCATTTCAGGGAAAAATTTCGTAAAATGGAGCCACTTTTTGGGTCTTTTCACCAGATTTGCCAGATCACACAATTGCCGCTCTATTGAAGCTTATGGCAGACCGGGATGGGAAAACAAAACAAAGAAATTGGGATTCAAAAAAATTCACACCCTTTACAGTTTAGAGTTAACTGAGGGCACCACTCATGAACGGAATATATGATCTCTTGATGAAAGCAATTGGCTCCTCTGGAATGGGTGGAGCAGAAGCGGGGGGTGCGGCTGGCGCTGCTCCGATGGGCGCAATGGAGAGGCTCAAGGCGCTCTTCGGCGGCGGCGCTCCAACACCCCCCGCACAGCCAGCATCTCAGGCACCGGGTAGCGCCGTCAAATCTGACGCTTTGAAAGATTATTTCGACAAAATGGAACAAAAGAATCGGACGCAGAGCGGGTTAGATTTTTACCAGAATCTAATGGGTACTAACCCTAACCAGCAGACACCGAAAGTGCCTGTATCCCCTGTTTATGTCGGCACACAGATGCCGAGATTCAATATGTGGCAACCGGGGATGCTCAATAACTTTTAAGGAGCGGGACAAGATGAAAAAAATTTACACACGTTCAGTATTCAAATTTGATGAATCAACTGGGCAATATGCTCTGGATCATAACGAATCAGAATTTCATCTTGTCGCTGATGATTACCCTGTTGCGCTCATGAAAGGTGGCGATCAGACCACGCAGGTCACCAAAACGGCCCCTTGGGAAGGCCAACAGCCTTATATCACAAAAGGCTTTCAAGGGGCGCAGGACGCATTTTTAGGGGATTTGGGTAACGCCCCTGAAGGCGCTGCTAATGACATGCTGAATGCTACCCTGCGCGGCGACTATTTGACCGGCGGCGAGGGGTTTAATAAGGCTCTGGACGCTGCAAAAAATAAGATCATACCTGAGGTACAGTCCGGATTTGCAAGCCGTGGACGGTCTGGATCAGGATTGGCAGGAACAGCAGAAGCCGGGGCAATCGGTGATTCATTCTCCAAATTGTACGAGCAGGAGCGCCAGAATCAGCTCAAGGCAGGGCAATTGGCTCAGACCTCAATGAACCCTCGCCAGCGGGCGCTCATGGCTTACATGCAGACCATTGGCGGTAATTATGGCGGCACTACGACAACCTCTGAGCCGAATAAGGGTTTAAGTGGATGGGCGAGATACTTGGCTGGGGCTGGCGGAGGTGCTTTATCTGGTGCATCTATTGGATCTGCCGTACCCGGGATAGGTACTGGAATTGGCGCCGGTGTTGGCGGTCTTTTGGGATTATTGGGTGCCTATCAATAAAGAGGGAATACCATGCCATACGGTCTTTTGAACAATATGGTTAATGCCTTGAAGGGCGTCGACCTGAGCAAAATACTATCACCTGAGATTCTGAAATCTCTTGACCAGAATCCAGTGCAGCCCGTGGTGCCAGAGCAAATGGCACAACAGCCAGCCGCCATGCCAGTAAATAACCCTTCCCCGATGCCTCCAGAAAATGCCATGCTACCAGAGCAGCAACAGCCAGCGGCGCAACCTGCACCTCAGCCTTCTGGCAATGGGTTCATGGATTTCATAGGAAGCCCGACTGGCAAGGGATTGCTCTATGGGGCTGGCCAAGGTCTGTTGGCGAAGATGATGGATCGCCGGAACCCTATTGTTCCAACCGCTCTTGCAGCGGCAGAGCAGTTTAAGAAGCAAGAGGCCATGAAAGACATGGCCAGCAAATTCCAGAATGCCAATCTCACCCCTGAGCAAAAATCATTTGTAATGGCAGCATTCCAGAGCGGTGATCCAAAAATGATCGAAACCGCTGCGGGCTTTCTAAAAGATGAAAAACCTGTAAGCGTAGGCGCACAAGGCACGCTGGTAGACCCGAAAACAGGGCGTGTGATCTACCACAACCCAAATGCCGATGTCCGTCAGGGTTTATCAGCAGATCGCCTCACAATGCAGAAATGGACGTCACAGCCGGTAGACTGGCGGGCGAACTGGCTTGGTTATACGAATGCTCTTGGCATTGACCAGAACAAGGCAGTTGACGCCTTCCTTGCGGGTAAGACCTTGAAACAGTTAGGCCGTGAGCAGGGTTTAAGCGCTGAAGATCTCAGGCACCTGAACCCCGGGCAGCCGCCGACAAAATCTGTGCTGACGACTATTCAAACGTCCATTGGCGCTGGTAAAGCATCTGACGTGCTGAACAAATTTGTTTCAAATGCTGGCGCAAAGTATTCCTCAAACATCAAAGGATGGAGTGGGCAGCTCATTTCTGATGCCGCATCAAATGATCCATCAAAAATTGAAGACGTTGCGCAATTTTTAGCGTCAAAACGGTTAAAAATCGAAGATGCCGCCGAATCATTTAAACGATTGGGGGGTTCTGTTAGTGAATCTGCCATTGCAAATATGACCTCAAAAGACCCGCTTGGCGGCTTAAAGATTCCGGGCTTTGTGTTGAAGCCAGAGCATATCCGCCGTTCAAATGAGATAATCAGGCAAATATCTGAACAAGCAGGAAAGGCATACCGTGAGGCGGTGTTTAACTCTGGAAGCCCGCTGACTGGCGGTCAGGAAAAAACAGGGTTTGTGGAAGGTAAGGAATATAAAGATGCTCAAGGCAATAAAGCGATATTCCGCAATGGACAATGGGAGCCTTCATAATGGCATTTGACCCCTCGACGGCGGTACCGATAAACCAGGCAGGCGGATTTGACCCGGCTTCGGCTGTGCCGGTCGAATTGCCTGAAATGCCAAAACAGCCAGAACTGTCAAAAAAAGAACAGGCAATCAAATTCATGCGTGAGCGGTCGCGCAATGAATCGCGGTTCACGCTTAATTTAATGAAAAACATTCTGGCTGGCATGGAGCGTGGCGGCCAGAACATTGCTGGCGCACTGACAGGCGGCTATGCGCCGAAAGTCGATCCCAATGAAGTGCTCGGGATCAAGCCGGAGGATCAATCTGGATTTGGGAATCTGGTTCAGTCGACCGCTCAATATGCCCCGCTGATTGCGGCTGGCCCTCTCGGATTATTGGGTGACATTGCGGCTGGTTCGGCGTACTCAGCCACGCAGACGCCAGAATCTCCCGGTGTTGGAGCGTTGACAGGCGGAGGCTCTGGTCTGCTCAGTTGGGCTTTGGATAAGGCTTCTGTGAACCCTATCGCAAGGGCGGCCATTCGTTCGATAGTTGGCGCCGGAACGGGTTATGAGGTCGGCGGGAAAGAAGGGGCAATTGCGGGGGCAGGAACTGGTTTTCTGGCACCGAGCATTGCACGTAGGCTTGGAATAAGCAGCAAAACACCCGGACAGAATATATTGGAAATGATTACCCCCGGAGAACGAAAGCAAACAATTGAAAAAGCCAGAGAAGCTCTGACATTGGGCAGACCATTAACTCCGGGAGAAGCAACAGGCAGAAGCGATATATCGGCGGCTGAAACCCGTTTAGGTGCATATTCTCCACAGGTCAATGCTGAACGGATTGCTCTTGATAAAACCAGAAAATCTCAGGAAGCTGGTGCAATTAAGAAATTCAAAGATCAGGTATCAACTCCTACACAGAACCCTGAATCTGAAATCAGGACTGCATCACAGGAAGCTATTGGCTACCTTAAAGAAAAAAGACAGGGTGCCGCGGATCCATTTTATAAACAATCTGAGAACCTTGAAATACCACAGAAAGATCTGGACACGCTTCTTGAGCATCCTGCCATTAAGAACGAACTGAATTCTGTTCTTGCTGATCCGATTTATTTCCATGAACTCAGCGGAACAAGGCCGACAGGGGCGAAGATGGCAGCGGCCACAGAGTATCAGATTGAACAGATGCTAAACCGTGAAAAGTCTAAGCCATACAATAAAAACAATGTAGAGGAAATCCAGTACGCACTGGATAACTTCAGAAAGAAGCCGGAAGATTCACGTGTTCAGGCTGTGCTTAATGATGTTTATAAAAATGATCCTGTGCTTTATTCAGCAGCTCATGGTATTAATCCAAGAACCGTCAAGGTATTGGACATTGTAAAGAAAAGAATTGGCAGGAAAGCAGAAGAACTCAGCAAAAGTCAGGAAGGTCAGGACAGGTATAAAGGGAAACTGGTCGGTAATGCTGAGAAAATGATTACTGATGCAGTTGACAGCAATGTGCCTTCATATAATCAGGCTCGAAAAGAATTTGCTAAATTATCACCTGACGTAGAAACGGCAGAGAATTCTTCATTGAACGTATTGGCAAACCTTAAAGATACTCAATTGCCAAAAGCAAGTGGAATAATATTCAATCCAGCACAAACTAACAAAACTGTTTTCCAATACATTAAATCTCATATTATGAGGCAGAACCCAAATACATGGGATGGGATAGTGAGGAGGCAGATAGATAAACTAACAAGAAAAGGAAAAACAAGCGGGGCGAATTTTTATAAAGAAGTAATGGATAACGAAAGCCAATTTCAGCAGTTTGATATGGCATTAAATCATAATCCAAAGGCACAACAGACTTTGAGAACAATGAAAAAGACATGGGAAGATTTGATCAACTATAAAGATTCATCAAAGGCTGGTGCTGTTAAAGCAAAGACATCAATGGACAGTCGCCGTGATGCAATGATGAGCTTTCTTGACGCTGTTTCTGAGCAATTGGGTCACAAAGAATATACTGAAGCCTTGCATTATCTGAACAGTGAAAGATGGATTGCTGATCTTGAAAATATAAAGACCACGAAAAATGTCAAATCAAAAGTCTATCAGGCAGCCTCTATGCTTTCGAAAATAGCTCCACCTGCGGTTTTATCGTCCTACTTAAACTCAGACAGTAAATAAAGGATTAAACATGTCAACTTTAGACAGCAGAATACGCCAGTGGTCTACTACACCTGCAAGCAATGGAACGTCTCCCAATATTGTGCCTTACGGATGGCCAGAAGGTATGGCCCCGTCTGAAGTAAACGATACAGCACGCCAGCAAATGACAGACCACAGATACCAATGGGAAGATGCAGAATGGTTCGCTTGGGGCGATACAGTATCTAAGGCTTCTGCAACGACATTCAAGATCGCTACTGACGTCACATCAAGATATCTTGCTGACAGGCGCATCAAGATTTTTGATACCGCTACAGCCTATGCCACTATTCTTTCATCATCATACAGCGCCCCTGACACCACAATCAGCCTTCAATTTGATAACAGTGAGGAATCCTTAGGGGCTTCTTTTACGGCTGTAGCATTGGCAATTTTGACCCCGCTGAATCCTTCAATACCTAGAAATTTTATGGGCAGCTCAAGCGCAGCAAATAATATTATTATCGGCGGTAATTTTGATACTAACCCTTGGCAAAGAGGCACATCATTTACGAGTGTTGCAAATGGAACGAAATCAGCAGACAGATTTGTACATAATCAATCTGGTGGTGGTGTTGTAAGTTATTTAAAAACAGCAGACGCACCTACTACAGCACAAGCTGGATTTTCAAGCTCTAACTGTTTGCATGTGGATGTAACAACGGCAGATGGATCAATAGGTGCAGCAGAATACTATTTCGTTGAATATGCTGTTGAAGGTTACGATATTGCAATGGCTGGATTTGGTGCGGCTTCACCTCTATATATAACATTGTCATTTTGGCATAAACACACAAAAACTGGCGTTTATACTGTTGCATTCCAGAATAGCGCAACAGATAGAAGTTACATTGTTGAATATACGCAGGACGTAGCAGATACATGGGAAAAGGCCAATTTAACAATTCAGGCTGACACAACAGGAACTTGGCTTAAAACTAATGGTGCTGGTCTTTATATATTTTTTACTATGGCCATGGGCGCAAATTACCTGACAACTGCTAATACTTGGACGGCAGGTAATTTTATCTCGACTAGCAATCAAGTAAACAATATGGATAGCACTTCAAATAACTTCAAACTTGCATTGGTCAAACTCGAAATTGGCCAGATAGCTTCTGCATATCCTGTTGAACACTTTGACGATGTTTACAAAAAATGTTTGCGGTATTATCAAAAAACATTTCCGCTTGCTACAGCTCCAGCACAGGCAACCGCTGTTTATGAAGGTTCATTGCATTTTAAAACACAGACAACTAACGGTGCATTAGGGGCAATGTGGCAATTACCAGTACCTTTAAGAATATCAACAGCTACCCCTGTCTTTTATAGCCCTATATCTGCTAATGCAACATGGTATAACACTAGGACTGCCGGAGACTCTGGTACGGCTTCAGCTACATATACCAGTGATAAAAATGTACATGTCGCAAATCCAGGTGTCGGCGCAGATACAACAGGTGATAACTTTTACGTTCATGCAAGTATTGACGCTGAAATTTAAGGAATAAATCATGTCAGAACTTAGTACGAAAAAGAGAAATAAACTTCCAAAGTCAGATTTTGGTATGCCCGGAGAAAGGAAATATCCTATGCCAGACAAATCACATGCAGCAAATGCAAAAGGAAGGGCGCAGCAGCAGTACAATAAAGGGAATCTTTCTGCTACTTCTTTGAAAAAGATAGATTCCAAAGCAAATGGAACCCTTAAAGAAGGTGCTGTAAAAAAGAAACCATTTAAAAAACTTGGACTGTTGAATCGTTAGATTAAAGATTTGCATAAATCTTTAAATACTTTATTGACATTTCCTATTTTACAGAACTGGAAAGGGGAGAGATTACCGTATCGTGGATTTTTATTCATATACCACGCATAGGCTTTCTCCCTGCTTCCAAAAACGTATACTGCTTTTTCAACAACGTCTGAAAAACCAATAACTTTATGTGTTGAGTACTGTCTTTTTAAAACGGCGTTCACGTATCACCTCTATTCATTTTCAGCAATAAATCTGAGTCTTGCATTGATAATGTCAGAATTCATTGGGTATAGATTATTTCTTTCCACAGAAACATTCAGGTAGTTCATATCTTCATAATGCGAGTCTTTAACAGCCATATCATGTAGATGACCGTGTACGTTCAAAAATGCCCGTGATCCAAGATTTGATGGGTGAACAGGGATATGCGTAAGAATGCAGTTTTTCCAGTATAAAGCCCCGAAAATCTTTTTGAAATACTGTAAATATTCAGAAACCGGGTAGCAATCGTGATTTCCCATTATGAGGCGTTTATTGCCGTTTAGACGCCCTGCAATGTCTATATTCTTTTTACCGAAGCAGAAGTCACCTAGGTGATAAACAGTGTCTTTTGGCGCTACGCAATAATTCCAGTTACTGATCAATGCTTCGTTCATTTCCTCCACTGAATCAAAAGGCCGATCTGCTTTTTGATAAACGAGGATATTTTTATGTCCGAAATGAGTGTCAGAAGTAAACCATATTTCATTCATATATTTTATCTTTTGTATATATTATTTGTTGAATTGTTTTATTTCGCTTAGGTAAAAACCCTGATTAAATTCTTTATGGAGTACTGGTAAACCCTTAGATTATAGTATTTCTTTTGAATTTGTAACGCATAAAGTCATCCGTTTGGTGATTAAATGGCATTGGAAACTTTATTATTCGTTAATGGAGTAACTACTATGGCCAAGTTTAAAGAAGAATTAAACGGATGTAAAATTTTCATCAACTGTAATGATGATGAAGATGAATATTGCCATGATAAGAAAGACGACTGTTGGGAAAAGGATAGAGATAGAGGCAGGGATCGCGGCAGGAAAGATGATTGCAAGAAGCCGGAACCAGAATGCAAAGAATACCATCACCACCACAAGTGCGAATGCCCTAAACCTGAATATGCAGAGGTTTATTCGCAGGTAAACCAGACGCTGGCCGCATCACCTGGCCCTAACCAGAAAGGCGGCGTTGCAATGCTTGAAAAAACAATCTTTTCCACTTCTGGAATCGATGTTTCTCAGGCCGCTGGAAATGGGAAAATCATTATCAACAAGGCTGGAAAGTATGATGTTTATACCGGCATTTGCGGTGCGCTTAACCCGATTCAAAGCCCATTGAAAGTATGGACGTTGTCATTGTTCTTGAACGGAGTCATTGTTCCAGCTTCGACATTTGCAAGTATGACTATTTCGCCGGAACAGAAGTCTAATCAGGTTGTGGCAGATGTGTTCTTACACTTGGCAAAAGGAGATTACCTTCAGTTGTGCAACACAAGTGATTCAGTAATTGAATTGACAGCTCCGACATTGGGAACCTTCGCACAGCCGAACAGTGCGTATCTCAAATTGATCCTGTTAGAAGCTGACTAAAACCGTAGCCGTAGGGAATTGGGGTATTCTGAGGAGGATGCCCCTTTTTTTTGTCTTTACATTTTCGAGATAATGCGTAAAATTCTTTCCCCGCTGTGGTTTTGGGCGATTCTGGATGCAAAAAGCGCGATAGGTTTCACTATCACGCTTTATAATGGTCAATAAAAATCAGGGTTTTTTGCCGGTTTTGCAGCATCATCTGAAAATTGTATATTTTTTAACTCTTCCAAACATGGATAACAAAAATCCAGTCTAAGGTTTTTCACAGGAAAAATAGAATGCCCATGTTTGCAGATTGGTTTTATCGGTTCATTGATGTCACTCATCGCTCACCATCCACACTTCGTGTTCTTTTTGTTTGGCGTCACTCATTTTCCATCCTTACATAAACAGCACGGCATCCACGGCGCATTTACTCTGTCACAGCGCGGGCAGATCCAGCCCTGCGGTGCAGTAACACTCGGCGCTAATATAGGCACAGTAGGCATGTTTCCAAGCGTACACCGACACATTCCGTCCGGCGTAACTCGCATCATACATTTTTGGCAATGAAGCATTTTCCACCTCAGCGCGATAGGTTATTTTATATAATCCATAACATTTAATTTAAAATTACATATTACTATTCGCAGATTTCAATCACTCTATCGATATCCTGAGGGTTACCCCACATTTCAACCCATATTTCGCGCTGACAGGATTTGCAGCGTGCTCCAATAACATCCTCACCATTTGCCCGGTATAAGACGTGCCTGATATTATGGTCAAGCTCATTTTTACATCTAATACATTTTTTTATTATGTGTGTCATCGTACTGTAATCGTTCCATGCCCTTCGTTGTCAGTGGAGTTTCCATCCATCTCAACGTGCGTGGTCGCCACAGAGGGGGAGTCACCAGCACGCTCGCCACGCAACCACATCTCAAGATAGCGCGTCACGCACAATCCCTGACCCGGATTGATAGTGATAGCATCAAAGGCATTGACCTCTTTGCCAGCAACGTTGAGTTTGATCTGATACTGACCCCTAACCTGCACCTGAAACGTGTTGTAAAAACACATTTGATGCTGGCTGTTAACCGCCGTCCATTCCTTCATCTTGATCCGGGTTGTCGGCGCAATCGCTGTCGCCGTAATCCGACTCATCATCAGTGCAGTATTTTTTTTTTCGTCGTCAGACAGTGCCCAAGTTGTTGTTGTGGTTTTAGATATGCCCCCTTTGGTGCCGGGAGACACATTAACCACGGGTTTTGCAATGGCGATGCCGGCAACACATGACAACAAAAGTGCGAGTTTGTATCTTTTCATTTTCTATTCCTTAGAATTATTAATATCAGAGCAACTGAAGATGCGATTATCAGGCCACAACCAATACCCTGAATAAAACCAATGCAATACTCAGTCATGTTTTCATCTCATTATAAAAGTGGCAATCGGCCGGAATTGCACCGGCTTTGGGTTCTATTACGCAAGCTGGTCAATCCATCTTGCTACCCATTACACCGTCTAATGACCGAGACGGAAGGTGTCGCACTGTCCACGCCGCGATTGCCGTAAACTATTTCTGATTCACTTTTTGACAAGCCATAGATTTTTTAGCAAAGAAACAGGCTTCTTCCAGTTTCGTTTTAACAATACTATATTCCCTTCCTGTACCACATATTGCAGAAAGCTCAGTTAAGAAAGCATCAAACATGCTTTTTATAAGATTGGCTTTTCCGATACCTTCTTCATTTAACATATGAACAGTAAATTCATTGTGTTCCATTGTGTTGCTCCTTATCTCACAAAAATATATGCGTCCGAATGGATCTCTTTTTTGCCAGCCAAGTATGTCGTTCCGCTTGTACTGGCGGAGTATCTATAATTTCCAGCACTCGGGAACGATACCTGCCTGTAAAGCTCTTTTGTTACGCAGGTGCGGTTCTTATTTGGTATTACGATATGTTCGCTTACCACGGTCTGCTGCCCGCCAATATCCAGCGTAAACACATAATCAGCCTCAGTCGTCAACAGGGTGCTGAAGCATACAGTGTGGCTACTGCGTGCCATTACAGGCTTATTGACGGACGCATTGACGTTATACGCCGCAGCACTGACATCGGCAGTAGCGGTCATACGCAGAGACTTGATCTCAGCATCGGTCAGGGCGGTGGACTCAATCCTGCTGTAGGACACGCCTGCCAGACCGGGGGAGGATTTAATCGTTGGCTCCGCATGGGCCGACATACAGGTAATCAAACAGACAGGCCATATCAACCGCTTCATAGGGGAGTCACCTCATACTTTGTGTAACTCACGCCACCAACTCCGCCAGGTGTAGTGTATACCTTCGAATTTCCAAATTGTGGTGTTGGAGCCTGTTGCATCTGGCAAGCCGTTAATAATAACGCTGCCATAAAAAGTAACATTTTCTTAATCATTGTATTGATTCCGCTTGTGAATTATGAGCATTACTGAAACTTTTCTTAAAGTATTTATGAACGTCAGATGCTTCTAATAGTGACGATTTCAAGTCATTTATTATTTTTATAATAGATTGGTTATCTTCTTCGTCAACATTTTCAGGATGAGAAGCAGAACACTCCAAGCAGTCCAGAAAATTCAGCAAAGACGAAAATATAGAACTAAACCCGACATTTAAAGCCCATATGATGTCTAATTGTCCATACTCTTCCATGTGTTTCTTCATTCTTTTATCAATAATCTCATTAATCTGGGAATTAATTTGACTGATGTCGAAATATAGTTCTTCCAATTTATTTGCCATTACTCCCCCGTGTCGACTGGCGCATCTTTATTGCTAACTTCAAATGTCACACCTGAATGCTCGCATGTTCTGTATTCTGGAGTAACCTTCGCTGTTAATGCTGCAATGTCGTCATCATAGTGCTTTATTTTTCTGTCAATCACATTACAGAAAACTTCCCTGACGTCTAAAAGTGCCTGACGGTAAGCATCTTTTTGCAATATTAAAATGTTCAGGCTTTTGTTATCCATATAATTTACCTTTTTAATTGTTTCATGATCTCTTTTAGCCTTTCGACCGCTTCTTGTGATGTAACAAATCCTTCACTTCGTATTATTGAATCAATGTTAGGCTCACCCATTCCATCTTGTTTTTCGAGAAAAGACATATTTACAGAATATTGAGCCTTATATTCAGGCCCGTGATTCATTATCCAAAATGTAACACTATGTGAAATGACCATTACTTCATTACAAAACTCTATGACTTTCATTATTACACCTTCTAAAGGAGGCCTATTTTCCTGATGGCGAGATCAATTTGCATAGCGCATACCAGAGCAGTATCGTCGGCCATAAACCTAAATTAACGTTTCTTCAGAGAATCTTTTAATCAAAGAATTCATACCCATTTTGAAATCTTTGATTGCTGATTTAACAGCTTTTTTTCTTGCAGCATTCTCTGATCGGGATGATTTATTTAAAACCTTATCTTTTTTGGCTTTATTTGCTACTTTCTTTCCTGCTTTCTTGACCATCTTTGTTTCCTCTCTTTGTTAAAGTAACATTTTGAAAATACATATCACCAAAATCATAATTATCAGACCGCCGATAATCGCTAAAATTGGAGAATATGAATACATTGGCTGCTGATAGACTGGCTGTGCCATAACTCCGCCTTCTGTCATGACAGGCTGACCGACAACTGGAGCCATAGGCGCTGCAACCATTGGGGCACCCATAACGGTTCCGTGATTAGCCAGTGAACCGCCTATAAACCCGCCTAACATGCCATGCCAGAAACCCCCGCCACCGCCTCCGCCATAACCACCAGAGTGATGATTGTTATTTATCACGGTTGTTGTGTGTGTCTGTTGCGCGGACTGCTGCGAAGAATACCTTTGCTGTGGTGCTGCATTATAGGTGCTTCTGCTTGATGATGAAGGACTGTATCCGCTCCGCGCCGTTCCTAAGTATCCTGACCTGCTATACCCTGATGAACGGTATGAAGAAGAACGAAAACCAGACCCACCGCGCCCGCTTGAATATCCAGCATCTGACATGGAAGCGAAAAACATGCTTCCTATTAAAGCGCATGTGAGTAATTTGATTTTCATTTAAATCCGTCCATTTCGTCCATTACCTCTTTTACAACTGCTTCCAGAGTATCTCCGAAAGACCAATAATGTCCGTCATCCTCAGGGTCTGGAAAAAATTTAAGACCCCAAACATCTTTTGGATTATCTGAAGGATCATATTTCAGGATAAACTTTGCGCCTTTTTTCTCAGCGCGTTTTATAAGTCTTTCAAGCATTTTAGGTTCCATATCAGTTTAAGCGTTCCCATGAAAACAGATGTGCCAATTGCGAGTCCAAATCCAATTCCAATGCACATGAAAGTGAACTGAAAAAACAGACACAAAAGATCGTGAATCATATTCATCCCTTAATAATGATTTGTTTTTTAATTCATAATCTCCGCAAGAGTCATATTGACATTTTCCTCTTTTACGGCAGCTTGCAGCAGTTTTATTGCCTTTGTGCGTTCACAGCAGTCTTTATCCAAGTTTTCTGCCATGCTTCTGTACTTATTTGCCTGTTCTTTGTCAGTATTCTGTTTCTCTGTTAAGAGATTCAGAAGTCCTGTCATTTGATTATTCACCATTATCGATAGCTCCCTTTACCAGCTTTAAAACTGTAAGACATTCATTGGTTTTTTTGATTGCTAAGTTAATGTCATTCCTCGCCAATGCTTCGTCAATTAATGTTAATGCCTGAAGTGTACTGTTTAAAAACTCCATAAATTCTGTATCTTTCATTTGTAAATCCTTTTTGTGTGCGTTTATTTTTGCCGTGTTCCGTTCGGGCTTCTTCTTCTTTCTATTCTAGACACGTCGATTTCTCTGATAACATAGAATGCCCCGATTTTTCTGGCTTTTAATAACTTCTCACGGATCATTCTCCTGATCTGTGATTCGGACATTCCCGTTTTCTTGGCCGCATCTTTTACGCTAATGAGCATTTTTATTGATTCCATCAGGGATTATGATTATAATTTTTATAAATCTCCCTTGAGATTGTTCGGACGAATCTCCGCCCCTCTGATCCGGGGCGGTTTTTTTTATTTAACCTCTCCTGTTTCAGCGTCAGCAATGTGGTTCAACTTCGGCTTTGCCTTATCTGCCAGAAGCGAATTGACATGCTCTGACGCGCTTACGTTTTCCTCTTTCTGCACTTTAAAAACATCATCCACAGAGATCATCTTATCTTTGATTGCGGTTCCGACACCGATCAATGAACGAAGGTCATCAGGAGTAATGTCGTTCATTGTTGGGCGTTCGTAGTATTCAAGGATCATATCCTTGTCGATACCCATTTTTGCGAGTTTATCGAATACTTCACGAACTTTTGCATTTATCGAGGATGATTTTGTATCGCCAACAGAGGCGACCATTGCTCGCTCATAGACACGATTAACAAGAGCCTTTGGGATAACCTTAAAGATAGCGTTACGCAAAGCCTTTGCGCTTGCAGCATTGGAGAGCATGGTCTGCATGTCTGCATTTGCAGTATATCCGCCTTTGCCGCCCTTCTGACCGAATATGATGCTTACTTTGTTTTGCATGGAAACCTTGACGTTTTTTTCAAGATCCCAAGCAACCCCTTCAGCGGTAATGTGTTTCCCGTCATTTTCGACAATACGAGTTGCGGCGTGGATGTTTCCCCATGCGTTAGCCATAATTTCAGCAAGGCGGATTGATGGGCCTTTAATCTCAACCCTAACACCATCTTTATCTTTCCTTGGAAGTACGTAAAAGCAGCTCTGTGCAGTTTCTTCATCCATTGTTGCTAGCATAACAGCATACTCTATTGAGCGATTTGTATCCCTTGGGTATGACTTTGCGGTAGTGATCTGTACGTCAAGCTCGGCGCGGGCAATAATGCCATTATCCTGAACCATCAATTCCTGACTCATGTTTCAACCTCTCTTATAAATTTTCAGCCCAAGCGGGAAGCCCGATAGTTTGAGTTTCATAGCCGGGCCATTGATTTGTTTCAGCGCAGAATTTCATACTTGGAAGGACACGCCTTAATGTGTTATGCGCGGAATCGAGCGCAGTTTCGTCAAGTATATATACAGCAACCAGAAAAGGAAGGGATTTTTCCACACACACAAAAACGTGTTTTTTGATGTCCTCACCGGTCGCTGCATTGATGCCCTCACGGTTCATGGCGGACTGCAAATGGTAGCCATGCTGCGCCATTGCGTTCTGGAATGTACGAGGATCGGCACTGCTGATGGTTTTCAGATCCACCGTCATATTTCCGTGCCAGACGTCCGGCCTTGTCTTTAACTTCAGGCCGGTTCGTGCATCATCCCAAAAGATTGAATGCTCATACAGACCGTCCTCGATCAGGGCTGACGCCTCTGGATGCTCCTTGACTGCATTCCGCATCCCAACCAGTGTCCTGTATTCCTCCGCTGTTATGACAATCCGGTCACTGTTTTCAATTGTCTCGCACTGCGCTTTGTATGCGTCATATTTCTCGCGCCCGACATTCTTAAGAAGTACTGGGTCAGGCTTGACAACATATTGATCATCAAACAGGTGCCGCTCCAGAACGAACACATGGAATGCAGACCCGAATATCATGGCTCTGGTCTGTTCATTGACCCGATGCTCTGGATCAAATCGGCTTTTGAAATACCTGAAAGGGGATTCCATGAACTCCACAATCCCAGACCGGCTGATTGACCCCTTATTGTCATGGTATTCATCATTTGACATATTTTCGTACACTATAGCAGCCATGGTCTTTTGCTCCTCTTGTTGCAAAAATGGCACCGCCTACCGGCACTTATTGCTCCGCACTTTGGGCACCTGAACTGCTCAGCCATTAGATCGCCCCCATGACAAACAAAACCATACCGCCGATTACAACTCCTGCTGCTATTTCCAGAACCAACATGTTTCACGCTCCCAGTTTTTCCAAAGAATCGAATTTTGTTTTTTCAGCTTGTCTCATTGACCAGCGCCTACCCTGAATTGCATTCTCCAAAACACTCAGCTCAAGATAATCCAGTCTTTCGACTAAGGTTACTATCTGACCAATTACGCAAGTTGTGACGTTTTTCGCTTCCATTATACAATCCCTCTCAATAATATGTTCTGTTAGTTAATTCGATATCCCTGCATCTCCGCGCATCGTCGTCTGCCTTCCATTCATCCCATTCTTCTTTGTCGTGAAGGCAATCATCGGTGTCATAATCGAAATCGTCGTTGTAGTCGTTCATTTTTAATACTCCTATGCGCTGATGCGTTGGTAAGATTTCTGTTTGACAGACACGCTGCCATGCTTCTCGCGGATGTCGTCCATTGAATAGCTTCCCTTGGAGCGGCTTTTCCAACCGGCGGGGCGGAAATTCCACATCATCTTTTTTGGTGCCCATTTGAAGCCAGCGCCCTTGAGGGTCTCACGGTGCGGTCTTGTGTCTCCTGACACCCAAATCCATGAGCCACAGATTTCAATGTCAAGGCCAAGCCCTATGATCGCGTTAAGGGCGGCATTTAACTCATCCCCATATTCACCAGCTTCAAAGCCGTCCTCAGAGAGGATGCTGCCTTGGACATAATCCTGAATGGCGGCCCAAGCAAGATTGACCATTTTCATCATTTCGGTGCCAGCGGGGTTCTTATCGGGGTGGAATTTTGAGCATGCAACACGGTATGCGCGTTTGATCTGGTCAAAGCTCACATTCGAAGGAAGTCCGAATATCTTAAGAGCGTCAGAATGGCTTATTTTCATGGCTTAAATCTCTTTCCTGTGTCGAAGCACAATGCCCGACCACGAGCATATGATGCCTCATGTAATGCGCGGGCACAAGCGTTATTTTAAAAATAATTTTGCAACTGCAATTTGCATCTTTCACTTAGTTGACGGAAAGGGGGTTCGATGTCAGGACGAAGGCTTGGTGACACGAGACAGGGTAGGAGACACCCCCCTATCCCGCACGGAACGGCTGATAAAAAGGCTTTCTTTTACAGTTTGTTGGAGGCAAACTTCAGGTTAATTGACTCAGAAATACCCCGAAACCGTTTAAAGTTTGATCTGATTTCGGGGGTTGGATCAGGAGACGTACTTGAAGGAAGGGAACAGGGGGGTGCGACTAAACACCCCACCGGACTTGCTCTCGATGGCAAAAGTCTATCATTCTGTCCTCTCCCCGCAAGCACTTTTATTCATAGTTGTTGAATTTAAAGGGCGCACACCATGAATCTGTACATAAAAAGGTCATTTCTTACCCTAAACTCACCCAATCACTAAGACAAGGAAAAGGAATATGTCTCAACATTTATTCGATGTGGATATCGCTGTTAAGTACGGCGTCAACATAGCAATCTTTCTGAAAAACATTGCTTACTGGATAAATTTTAATCGGGCAAGTGATCATAATTTCCATGACGGGCGATACTGGACGTACAGAGAAGTCAAAGCCTACCAGCTTCTTTTTCCTTACTGGACAGAGAAACAAATAAGAACAATTATTGAATCTAGTATAAATTTTGGTCTTCTCCAAAAGGGGAATTACAACAAACAGGCCTATGACAGAACATTGTGGTATGCGCTCACCGATGAAGGGCTAAAGTTGTTCAATATTGAATCAGGAAAGCGTAAAATTGAAGATAAGTCATTGAATCCAACCATTTTACCAAATGGGCAAATGGATCCGCCCAAAAGGGAAAATGGATTTGACCAAAAGGGCGGACCTATACCAAATAAACAACCAGATGTTAAAAACAAAAGCTCTTGTGAACCAAACAGCCCAAAACCCCAAAAGCCTCCAATGACCCGATCCTCTATGAGGGCTGAGAATGAAAAGAAGCAAGACTGGGCTGAAAAGCCAAAAGCACCCCTCGCAGACGTCAGCACCCAATCAACCGCCTTCCGCAGTGACTACGTAAATCAACCTCCCGGTAAATTGCCCGCTTATCTTGAGTCTTTAATGAACAAGACAATGGAGAAAATCCAAAATGGCAAAGCTGGACGCAATGCACTACGCCAAGAAGCAGGAGCTATGGGCTTTAATTCGCGAACTGGGGCGTCTTTACGATGAGAATGATGAATTCCTAAGGGTGTACGCAAAAGAGGTCTACGAGGCAAATTTGGAGGATTTAGACCGTGCCGTCCTTTGCTTCCGCGATCTGATCGAGGGCAGCCGTTGGCTATACCTCAAAAAAAAGTACGGAACGTGACTTGTGGTTATATTTTATACTAAGGGTAAACCCTATGACAATTAAGGAATTTCACTTATTCTGTACAGCCTTATCCCCTGAATCTGTGAATTAAATTTACTCTGGAAAAGATAATTATGTTTAAAAAATTCATGAGGCTATCAGCAGAAATAAACGAGCTTATTTATCCTATTCTTTTTGAAAGAGAAGTCAGAAGGGCTTACGAACAACATAAAAAACGAATGCTTCAGGAGAGAACCACTCAAGTTTTACTGCATGTCTGCCAATTCTGTGCCAGAAAAGATACACAGTATATAAAAATTGACCATGATAGGAAGGCACAGGAACTCGATCCTTACTCAATAATCTGGCTTTGCGAAAATCACATGGAAATTTACAAACAAATCGAAATGGAACAAAAAAAGGCGGGGTGATTCAATTGTCGTTGTCAAATTTAATACAATCTTCTATCATGCGCAAAAACTTAATTAGATCTTAGTTAAGACTTCAATGTAATGGAATGGAAACAACCAGATGGATTCTATTAAAGCAGTTACCTTCGAATATCGCGATCCTAATACACTCATCTCATACGCCAGAAATCCGAGAAAGAATGATCACCTTGTCGAGAAGTTTGCCTCGCAGATCAAAGAATTTGGGATGCCGGTTCCG